ATGAAACAAAGGTTGGACTTTCTTATGGTCCTATGCAAAAGTTTCTGGCAAAAATACAAGAACAAGCTGATTTGGATAGATCAATTGCATTAACACTGCCAAGGATGTCATTTGAAATGACAGGAATGCAATATGACTCTACAAGAAAAACTGGTGTAACTCAAACTTTTAAGGCAGTAGATGGTACTAACATGAAAAAGGTTTTCATGCCAGTTCCTTATAATATTACATTTGAATTGAATATTTTTAGTAAATTAAATGATGATGCTCTTCAAATTATTGAGCAAATTTTACCATTTTTTCAACCTTCGTTCAATCTCACTATCGATTTGATAAGTTCAATCGGAGAAAAAAGAGATGTTCCTGTTGTTTTGGATAGTATTGATTTTCAAGATGATTATGAAGGATCTTTCCAAACAAGAAGAGCACTTATTCATACTTTGAGATTTACTGCAAAAACATACCTGTTTGGTCCTATTAGTGATACAACTGATGGTCTTATCCGTAAGGTTCAAGTTGATATTGCATCAGATACAAATATTCAAACTGCAAAACGTGAAATGAGATATACTGTAGAACCAGATCCTGTAACTGCAAATCCAGGTGATGATTTTGGATTTGATGAAGATTGGCAATTCTTAGGAGATGGAAAATCTTATAGTCCAACTAGACAAACTGATATTTGATAAATCATGAAAGAAAATTATGACTCTATCGATAAAGCTCTTAATACGGAGAGTGATATTGTTGAGGTAAAACCAAAAAATAAACAAATTGAAGTTTCAAGATCTAAGGATGTTGATATTGAAAAAGACTATAATTATAGTCGTGCAAATCTTTATTCTTTGATAGAAAAAGGTCAAGAAGCAATCAATGGAATTATGGAGGTTGCTGGAGAAGGTGGCAGTCCTAGAGCATATGAGGTTGCAGGTCAATTAATCAAAAGTGTTGCCGATACTACAGATAAATTGATAGATCTTCAGAAAAAATTGAAAGATGTGGAAGATGAATCAAAGAAAACTACAAATAATGTGACAAACAATGCCGTCTTTGTTGGATCTACCTCAGAACTTCAAAAAATGCTCAAGCAAGGTTTTCTAAATAGTAATAACTCAAACACTAAAAATGAAGAAGTGTAAGCAGGGCTATTATTACTGCTATGAAGATAAAAAGTGCAAACGAATCCCATTGGGATATCGTGTAGGTTTGGGTGGATATCTTCGTAAAGAAAACGAAGATGAGAAGGAGGAAAATGGAAATCACAAGAATGGCAATGGAAATGGGAATGGGAACTCTAATGGGGGTTCTAATGGCGGAGGCGTCAGTGAAGGAACCTTGCACAAGTGGTTCAAAGGATCCAAATCTAAAGATGGTAAAGGTGGATGGGTCAACGTCGTCACAGGTGGGACTTGCGCCAGTGATGAACCAGGGGAGGGGACACCAAAGTGCGTCTCTTCAGCAAAAAGAGCAAGCATGAGTAAGTCGGAAAGACTTTCTGCTGCTAGAAGAAAGAAAAAGGCAGATCCAGGTCAACAACAAAAATCTGGTGCTGCAAAACCAACCTATGTTGCTACCGACAAAAAGAAAATGAAAAAAGAAGAAGTAGAAATTATTGAAGGAAAAGATAAGAAGGGTAAAGGTAGTGGTACTAAAGATGCCTGTTACCATAAAGTCAAGTCTCGTTATTCTGTATGGCCCTCGGCATATGCATCTGGTGCATTAGTTAAGTGTCGTAAAGTCGGTGCTGCTAATTGGGGTAATAAGTCCGAATCTGTTTTCTCTAATTGGAGAGATGATTTCAAAGCAATGGAATATGACTTTGTTGATGTCATCAAAGCAGAACCAATTAAAGGTGGACAAGAGCAGATTGAAGAGGGACAGAAGTGTTGGAAAGGATATGAGAAGAAAGGCACTAAAAAGATGTTTGGTAAGACCTATAATAATTGTGTAAAGAAAGAAGAAACTGAAATTGAGGAAAAGAAAGATCCTTGCTGGGATACTCACAAGCAAGTGGGTATGAAGAAAAAAGGTGGTAAATTAGTTCCAAATTGTGTTCCAAAGGAGGAATCTAATTGGAGAAAAGAACTTGGTGAAGATTGGCAAAAAGTCAATAAAGGTGATAAGACAGATGGTATGAGTCAAAAAGCAGTTAATGCATATCGTCGTGAAAATCCAGGTTCTAAATTAAAGACTGCAGTAACTGGTGATCCAAAACCAGGGAGTAAAGATGCTAAGCGCAGAAAGTCTTTCTGTGCTCGTTCTAAAGGTCAGCAAGATATGCACAACATTGATTGCTCAAAAGACCCAGATAAACCTGTATGTAAAGCACGTCGTCGTTGGAAGTGCTGATAATAATTAATACATCAACAAAAGTGAATTTATAAGTACAGAATGAGGAACTAAAATGGGTGCAAGTAAAAAAGAGTCTTTAAAAAAACCATCTGACTTTTTTGAGGATAAAAGTATCCTTTCGGATACTGCTGTGGAAAATTTCATAGTAAAAAAGAAGTCACTGAAAGCACCTTTAGATTTTTTCGAAAGTACTATTGTCCCTACAGAAATTATTGAAGAAATTAATATTGAGAAAAAAATAAAAAACCCATCCGATTTTTTCGAAAAAACTATTTCTGTAGATACTATTGAAGAAGATTTAAGTGAATCTGTTAGAGAATATGAAGAGATTCCTGACGGTTTAAAACTTGATTATTTTGCAGATAAGATAGATTTTTTATCAGAACAATTATCTAAAAAAGCAGATAAGACTGACTTAGAAACTGCAATGGTTTCTCAGTTAGAAACTCTTGATGAAAATATTCAAAAATTAAAAACTTCATATGAAGGATTGGGTGAAATAAAAAATGATCTCCTTCGGGAAGAATTTAGTAATAAACTAAACAATATTTCTGAATCTATTGACAATAATATTGAACTGATCAATAAAAAGTTTGAAAAATCATCTTTACAATTAAGAAGAGATATTGCAGCATATAATAGTATCACTAAAATTGTTGAGAACAAAGTTGAAAAATTGAGTGATGCTGAGGCAAGTGTTGATAATAAGATTGAAGAAATTTCTAATTCTGTTGATAGTTTTATTGCAGATTTAGGTAGACAAGTTGATCGTAAACTGAAAGGTGCTATTAAAGACTATGTAATAGAATTAAAAAATAGAATTGATGATGTAAGATATGATATTGATAACCTTCAGGAAGTTAGTTTTAGATCCGATATTTCTAGATTAGAAGATAAGATTGATTATATTCGTGAAACATATCAGAAAATTGATCCAGAGAGCACAGCAAAAGAAGTTATTGAAGAATCTCTCCTTTCTCAACGTGTTGCACCAGATCCTTTAGCAAAAGATGATTTTGTAACTCTTCCACAACTTCAAGAACATTACAGGTTATTTCTCAATCGCATTCAGCAGCAACTTTCAACTATTGGTGGAGGTGGTATTGAAGATGCACCTAAAGGTAATGACATTTATCTACGTAGTCAGCAACGATGGAAAAAATTTAGTGAAGTTGGAGTAGTAACATTTCAGGGTGTTCATATTGATCCTACTGGTGTTGGAATTACAGAATATTCTGAAGATTTTATTGTTGAAGGAAATGCTAGAGTTACTGGTATTCTGTCTATTGGCACTGCTTCTATTGTTTTAGATCCTGAAGCTGGATCTGTTAGTGGTCTTTCTGAAATTAATGCCAATACAATTACTGCAGAAACAGCAAGTTTTAGTGGAAATGTTTCTATTGCAGGAACACTTACATACGAAGATGTTACTAATATAGACTCTATCGGTGTTATTACTGCCAGAAACGGCATTATTGCTACAGGAGTTATTACTGCAACTTCTTTTGATGGAGATGGATCTAAATTAACGGGAATATCCACGTTTTCTGGGGATTATAATGATCTGACTAATAAACCAACAATTCCTACAGACACTGGAGACCTAACCAACAATGTTGGATTTATCACTGCCGGTGCATCTGGTGCTGGATTGACAGGGTTAACTGGTGCTTCTGAAAATACTTATGGTGGATCTACAGTATCACCACAAATCACTGTAGATGCGAATGGAAGAATTACTGATATTACTAATGTTTTAATCTCCGGTGGAGGTGGTGGAGGAACAAGTATTATTATCAATGAGTCTGACTCTGTTGTTGGAACTGCTGGAACAATTAATTTTGACAGTCAGTTTGATATTGGAACTATTAGTGCTGGTGTCGCAACGGTTACTCTTGCGGATACTGCAGTAACTCCTGGAAATTATACCAATGCAGATATCACTGTTGATGCTCAAGGTAGAATCACAGCAGCATCTAGTGGATCTGGTGGTGGTTTGAGTTCTGTTGGTATTAATTCTGGCGGAACTAATGTAGGAACTGCGAAGACAATTAATTTTGGAACGAGTTTAAATGCAACTGTTTCTGGTGAAGTTGCTACTGTTAATGTTTCAATTCCATTGTCTGCACTAACAGATGTTAATACTAGTAACTTATCCGGAATTACCACTGATTATCTTATGGTTTATGACCCGACAATACCTGGATTTAAGTTTGTCGATCCTAAGACATACTTTGGTATTAATAACGATGCTAATGCTGCACCTGATATTGTTGATTACGGTGGTTTTGGATAAATAAATATAAAACTAGCAGATAATCATGGCAAATAGACTGCAACTGAGAAGAGGGACGAGTGCTCCTGGTGGTATCTTTTATGAGGGAGAACCAGTATATGATAAAACTAATAAAGTATTATATGTCGGTGATAGTGGAGCAAGTGGAAGTGGAAATGGATCTGCTGTTGCTAGTGCTAGTGCATATGGTGCTGTTGCAGAAATACTTAATCAGGCATCTTCGACTGCTCCCGGTTCAATCAAACTTTATGAAGACACTGATAACGGAACGAACTATGTTGCGGTTGCAGCATCTACATTAATTGGTCAAAATTATACACTTACCCTACCAAACGGAACAGGGACTGACGGACAAGTTTTAAAAACTGATGGATCAGGAAATCTTGATTGGGTAAATCAAACATCAGGATTTAGTGGATTTAGTATTACTGATGGATCTAATACTGAAACTATTGCTAGCGGAAACACAATATTGTTTAGTGCTGGTGAAGGTATTGATGCAGTAGTAAGTTCTACAGATACTCTAACCATTTCTGCAGAAGATGCAACCGAAACAAATAAGGGTGTTGCAACTTTTGATGGCACAGATTTTACGGTGACCTCTGGTGATGTCACCCTGAAAGCAGAAAGAATTCAAGACATTGCTGGTGCAATGTTCTCTTCCAATACAGAGACAGGTATTACTGCTACCTATGAGGATAGTGATGGAACTATTGATTTAGCAGTTTCAATTAGTGCTAGTGAAATTGCTGCTGGCACTCTTGTCATTGAATCTGAAGGTATTGGATCGTCACCGGGACAGTACGACAACGATACAACTATTCCAACAACAGCTACAGTAAGGGATTACGTTGATACTGAGATAAGTGGCATTGACCTGACAGTTTCAACTGCAGGTGATTCTGGAACTGGTTCAGTTGCTACATCGCAAACTCTGACTGTTTCAGGAACTGCCAACGAAATTGTAACATCAGCATCTGGACAGGGAATCACAATTGCTCTTCCTGATGATGTAACTATTGGAAATGATCTTACTGTTAATGGTAACCTCAATGTTGTTGGTACTGCAGTCACATTCAGTGCTGAGACAACAAAAATTGAAGATAGAATTTTAGAACTTGGTCTTGTCAATGGTGCTGCACCGGGAACTATTACTACTTGGGATTTGGCTGTTGCATTTAATTACAATAGCAGTGGTGCTAAGAAAGCAGGTGTTGCTTGGTTAAATAATGGATTCATGGCAATGCTTTCTCAACTTGCAGAAACTTCTGATACTGGAACTGCAGATCCACAAATTACAGCAACGGCATATGCAAAAATTGCTGGTGATTCTCTTTACTTAGGTGGAATAGCATCTTCAAACCTGATAATAAATAGCAGTGGCGAAGCAGTCAATTTAGTATTTGATGGAGGATCGTATTGATATGAATGGTGGAATTGATATTAGTTATGAAGATGTGCTTAAAGCATACCAAAAAAAATCTAGTGAATTACTTACACAATTAGTTACAACAGAGGCAAAACTTATTGCCTCTGAAAATTTAGTTTTAGAATTAAGAAATAAAATTATAGAACTAGAAAATAGTTCTCAAAAGGTTACAACAAAAACCACAAGATCTAAAAAAACTGCAGACAGTGTAGTAGATTACAATAACTAGTATTTGATATGGCAAACGTTTTCAAACCAAAAAGATCTAGCACTGCATCGTCAGTTCCTACTACAAGTAATCTTGCTGATGGAGAATTAGCAGTCAATAGTGCTGATCAAAAAATATATCTTCGTGATGGTGCTAGTATTATAGAGGTTGGAAATGCTAGTTCAGCATCAGCATCAACAACTAGGACAGTAAATAGATATGTTGCCACTGCAAATCAAACATTGTTCCCATCATCAGGAACTATAACTTATACAGTTGGATATGTTGATGTATTTTTGAATGGTACTAAACTTGACAGTACTGAATTTACCGCATCAAATGGAACTACTGTTACATTAACAACAGGTGCGACTGTCGATGATATTGTAGAACTGATTGCATTTAGTAACGTAGCCATTTCTGGTGGAGGAAATTTTAATGAACTGGATGCAACACTGTTCTCATAAATAGCCCAAAAGCATATAATAATTAATAATGGCACTTCAAAGAACTAAATTATTGAGTATTCAATCTGTCACTGGAATTGCGACAGTTGGTATTTTGACTGTGGGAACCACACAGACTGCAGGTGGAGTTGGAGTTGTTTCTACTACATATTTGAGAAGTGTTATCATGCATAACACGGGTTTAGGGACGGCAACTTCTTCAGTTTATGTTTATCCAAGTTCGGAAGCAGTTTCTGGTGTTGGCAAGACCGCATACAGATTGGGAAGAGTTGATCTTGCATCTAATGAAACTTATTTCTTTGAAATGAATTATCCTTTAGTTTTAGTTGATCAAGATAAATTAGTTGTAGAAATTACAGCACCAGGTTCTGGTGGCACTGGAATTGGTAGTGCTATAAATTTCCAAGTTATTGGTGATACTGATATTTAACGATTATGCCAGTAAGAACAACAAATAACGTTTTAGATTCTCACTCTACAATATATTACAGTACTCAAAGAACTGGTGGAAGTTCAATACCATCAGCAGCACCTTCAATAGTAACAGATAATTTAATTTTAAATCTAGATGCCGCTAACAACTCTTCTTATAGTGGTAGTGGAAATACTTGGACAGATTTGAGTGGTCAGGGAAATAATGCAACTAGAACTAGTTCTTCTGAGGTAGTTTATGATTCTAGTGGGTGGTTTGATTGGACAGATGGTCCTGGTGGTGACAACACTCAAGGATGTTTTACTTTACCTGGAAATTCATTTACATTAGGCGCAAACTTTACTATTGAAGTTTGGAATTATTATGATGCTGCTTCTACACCTAATAGTGGTAGTAATGTAAATCCATGGAGTGATGGTTGCTTATGGACAAACTCCGCATCTGCTGATTGGAGTAGTGGGGCGGGAAATAATAACGGATTTTTATTTGGATATAATAGTTTTGTTTATAGAAATACTTCAGGATCGGAGATTCAAGTTGATTATAGTACAAATCCTTCAACTCAAAACTGGCATCAACATGTTCTCGTAGTAAATAGTGGCACTGGAACAGTCTATGTTGATAAGAGTTCTGTTGCTACTTTATCTAATTTTAGAACAATTGGGCAATCTAATGGTACATTAGGTATAGGTATTGCTGATAAAAGTGGTAGTAGTTTTCGTGGTGAATATCTTGGATTTATTTCTAATGTAAAAATTTATTCACAGGCACTATCAACATCAGAAATCCAACAAAACTATAATGCACTCAAAGGAAGATACGAGATTTAATAACGATAAATATCATTAACACTCCTAGTATATACTAGGAAAATGGTATATACCAACTGAGGGATAGATGGCAGATCCAAAAATT